GACCGCCTTGGAATGGGTGCACCATGAACAGATCGGGAAATCCCACATCGCCTTGCACGTTGGTCATCCAGCGTCCTCGAGTGTTCTGTGCCGGCAGATCATGATGCACTAACCAGCCGTAACGCTTGGCAACGCTGATCACCATGTCCTTGAAGTCGGCTTCGCTAATCTTTGCGTCTAACTTCACTAAATCGTTTCCGTCCAAATCTTGTCAGCCAAGTGCGATATTGCGTACCTAATCTTGTCTCTTGCTTGTGTCTGCTCGGTCAACAGGGTTGGGTAAATAGCCTGTAACCGTTCCAACGCGCTAATCATTTCTTCTAGTGTCATTTTTTCTCCTGCCACATAATTACTAATATCGTTCCCCATATACCCATGACAATGCCAATAATGTTGAATGCCACGTAACTCATTTCAGGCGCTCAATGATTTTGCTTGCTTCATGGGATTTCAACAGCTCTAATACCGCGCTGTCATCATCAAGGTTGAGTTGAATCATCTCAAGCAATGCCAGGTCATCCATGCCTTTGTCTTTGGCCAGTTTCTTGATGTAGCCAATTTGCTTAGGTGTGGCAAATGCACCAGAGGGTGTGTGCACTTGCGGTTGTGGTGATGTGGTTAGGCGCTCGACCTTTTGCATTTCATTGCGTGACGGCCTAGGGCCACTAGTAGGCGCCTGTAATGGGCAGTTGGCAATCGCGCGACCAATTGCGCTGGTCTCGCAGTTTTCTACAAACGAGGTTGCGTTGACACCGCGGTCGCTTTTGACTTCTTCTGCGTAGCCCGTAGCGATTGGCACTTTGTCTTCTTTGTCGGCGTACAGCTCTGCATAGAACACGCACGCATCGCCTGTGTAGTTCATCATTGACGTGTACACACGACCGTTCGGATATGCAGCCCAGAACCTAACTAGACGCTGTTCTACAGTTTCGTAGTTGCTTAGGTCAAAGCCCATTAGATGCCTGCCCATACAGATAGGCGTTGTGCATGGTCATGCGCGCCACCGCGCTGGGCGTATGCCAGTTCTCCTGTGTTGCGGATGATTCCACGTCGAGCGGCAGCGTTCAAACGTCCAGCAATGCCTTTTGTGACTGGGAACTGATCGCCCAGGTGCTTCCAAATGTCGTCAGATGTAAAGAAGCCTTTCGTGCGCGCAACGTGCACGATTGCAGCGTCAACTTTGCGTTGTTCTTCAGGTGTCCATTTGGTGTCTGCGCTTGCTTGCGATAATGCCATGCCAACAGCAAACGGTTTTCTTGCCGGCACACGGCCGTCACATACGAAATGTGTTTTGCCTTGAATGTCTGGGTAGGCGATTGAGCCTTTGCAGATCGTGCAGGTTTTCATTGTCGGAATCTCCTTGTCGGTTAGGAATGTGCTTGTAGTGCTTTGATTGCTAAGTCGAGTGTAGTCACATCATGAAGTGGCATTGGTTCTTCTAATGACAACGAGTTCTTCATGCCTTTGAGACGCTGAATAATGCTTGCGTGCGGGTTAGTGCTGATGTCTGCAATTTCGTTAATCAAATTGAAGATTGCCATGTCGTGTTTTGTTGTCATCATTTGCTCCATTACCATTTGTCGGGTTTCTTCTGATAGTTCGCCTTGATTCCATGCCATGCCTTCACTCATTTTGTTGCACTCCATGGCCCCCAGCCGTAACCGTGACGTTCTACGCCGTAATTGTAAATCGCTAACGCTGCACGCAAATTAACATCAGCCTGTAACAGGTTTTCTGCTTCGGTAATAATGCCGGCATCAATAAGCCATGGTGTCCAAAATCCGTTGATCTGCATTAGCCCGCGCGACCCACCGTTTGGGTCTTTGCTGTTTACCGCGTTTGGAATGCAGCGCGACTCGCGAAACATGACGGACTCGAGCACGGTGCGCTGATCGGCAGGCCAACCAAGGTTTATGGCAAGCGCGCTGAACTGCTCACAAGCCGACGTGTACGGGTCAATGTAAACCGTAGAGCTGGTCGTTGTGGTCGGCTCAATCAGGTACGGCTTTACGCTTATAGGCGCTAACGGCATGACGCTAGATAGGTCGCTAGACGCGCTAGGAGCCCCTGTGAGCGCCGTAACGCCAAAGACCGTACAAAGCAATAGCCCTATGATTTTCTCTGCTAAATAGTTCATCTTTTCTCCAAAGGTATGGGCACGCCCCAAGACGAAACGTGCGATCTAAATGCAATTTGTCCCATAAGGAACTTGCCCGACTCGGGGCTGGTAAAGATCTGTACCAAGATTTCTTGGCCGTTGTCCATCACTCCTGTATAGACGCTGTAATCAAAGATCTGCGGTTCAGTCATTGCCTGTCCTTTTGTCGGTACTCCGACCCTAGAACATAAATCAAGCCTTAGGTGGGATTTCCCCGAACACCTTTAAGAATGCGGCTTTGACGAAGATCACCGAGTCGGCAGCCTGTGGGGTTATTTCAATGTGGAACCAGTCGCCACCAGGTGCGCCGTGGATTGTTGGCTTGTCATATTTGAGCCATGCGTACCGATCGCAACGCCATGCTCGACCGTGTGGCTCTGGAAAGTAATCCAAAATACATTGCAAGCCAAGATCGTTTGCGTTGGCAACAAGTTTGTCAATAAAAACCAGCGCTTCTTTGCGTCCTGCTTTTGGATTCTTTTCGCTTTTGCGATACGACAAATCCACAGCTCTGCCAGTTGCGTGAACCGACAAAGAACCTGGCTTACCGCGCATGTCACGTTGACCCCAAGACCCGTTGTTCCACAGCGCGCCATTCGATGCGGCGATCGCTTGCTTTATCCATTCGTTCATGCCGGCACGGGGTGCTGGTGATGCACCGTCTGCGTTGCCTATGTAGTCGCGTGCGTTTGGCACGCCTGTTTTAGCTTTGGCTATTGCCACGACCAAATGCCAGGTCTTTAGGGTTGACGTAACGGATGAGAACTGGCACAAGCGCGGCGAGCGCTGCTTTGCCTAAATCGGCTGGGTCTGTGTTGCCTGTCGAATACACCGCAATGACCGCTGCGATGACCGAGCGACCGTACGAGGCGAGTAAGGCTTTGTCTTTAGGCTTCAACATCTTTGGCTCCTTCTTTCGGTTTTGACTTTAGCCCGTTTGAGGCCACTAAGCCTGACAACGTGCCAGTCATAAAGACAGTCAAAGTTGATAGCAGGTCTATAAAGGCAGCGTCATTTGGTGATTGATTGCCGATCGGCTGTGTGACAAACATGAGTGACCAGACAAATCCAATGACGGTGATTGCAAACACGGCGGCAAGAACGATGCCGACCACAACAATTAGTCGAGCGTGTAGTTCTTCTGGTTTAAGGCGTGGTCTCATAAATTAAATCCCGTGTGCACGTTCCAGATGGATTGCAGATCGGTGGTTCGCATTCAGGCTTTTGCCAGTTGGTTGGGTCTTGGCATGGGTAACGATATGACCCGTCATAACCACACCCAGCGCATCCCCATAATACGACCGCGACAAGCGCGACGTAGCCGATGAGGTACCGCCATCGCATTATGAGAGCAACAAAGCGGCTTCGTCGGCAGTAATGCCAAGTTTTTCTAATAACGCTGTTTTTTGGTCTGCTTTTACTTTTTCGGCAGCTGCTTTTTCTGCCGCATATTCCTGGTTTGTTTTTAGCAAATCCAGTTCTTCTTTGTTTAGTTTGCGTTCAATGCTTTCACCAGTTGACGCATCAACGAAATGTCCAATAGTTGTCATGAGTTCACTACTCCATACACGCTGACTGTTCCTGTAAAAATGCTATCGCCCGCAGAGTTAGACAAAATAAAACCTGTGTAAGTTTGGGTGCTATTCACGTAACCGCCGCCGCTTGATGCTTCTGCGTTTTGCACAGAAAAGGTTTGACCAGTTATCAGCGCTTTAGCACTAACGCCAACAGCCGAAATGTTAAACGAGCCAGTAATTTGGGTTCCGCTATCTTGGTTCAAAATAAGAAAAGCGGCATTGTTGTTGGTAATTGAGCCGGTAGCCCCGTTGAAATATGAGGTATTGAATCCGCCGTAATAGCCCGAGGCTTGAGTTGTTGTTCCATAACGGAATTGAAACCTTAAATCTTGGCTAACACCGCCAGTTAAATCAAAGAGGACAACATAAAACTTGTAAGCCGTACTAAAACAGTTGTCAATGGTGACAGTTGCAGCTGCGCTTGGGTTTGCTGTGGCTATCCATTGCAAGCCGTTAGTGCTCAACCAAGAAGACCCGTCATAGTATTGCGTTGTATTGCTTGCTTCGATGTATGCCATTTGGCCTTCGGCAAGAGTCTTTTCACCTGTTCCACCAAACGCTGCGTCACGGGTTGTCGTGGTTGCGAATACTGGTATGCCCGTATTGATCTGCGTTACTTGCGCGGCAGTTAATACTTGGCCAGCCGTAAAGACTGGTACAGCGGTTTGTGCGTTGGCTCCCATAAGTGCTCCTTATCCTAAAACATTCTCTGCGTCGAGTGTGCCATACACCAAATTATCCAATATCAGCTCATACACGATTGTGGTTGGCGCGGTGCTGTAAAGGATGCTGTGGCCTGTGCTGAAATCCAGCCGATGCTCAATGCCCTCAACTGACAGCTCTTGCGCCAACTGGGTCGTGCCAGTACCGCTAGGAAAGGTCTTTTCTACGCTGATCGTGTCGCCAATATCAACAGTTGCCAGCGTGTCCTTTTGTGCTGTGGTCAGCATCAGGTATTTGGTTGCCACGGACGTGTAACGCGCTTCTGGCTCTGGGTTAAGCAGATAGGACGCTGCGGTGTCAATCTCTCCCTGCACATGTAGCAGGCTGTTTGTAATGCTTGATGTCTGAATAAAATATGTAGCAATAGAACCTGCATCGGTTGCAGTTGCGGTTTTGCCATCAAGAGCTGTGAGCACCGATCTGTTGATTACAGAGTCAGCTTCAAAACTAATGCCCACACCATCAAATTTGTACCCTGTGCCGTCATCATGGAAATCGGCTACTGGCGCGCTAAGCGTGTTACCGATACGGTTTTGGAATGTGAGCACTCCAGCGCGTGACATAAACAAACGGCCAAACTCCGCGGTCTCGTTAATTTGCGTTAGGTATTGCAAGACGTTTGTTCCTGCCGGCACGGTGTAGGCGCTGTCGTGGCCTAAGTTGACGGTGCCTGTGGCGATGCTTCGAGCGCCTGCTGGGAAGTCAACCTCTGGTAGGTCTAGGACTGTTTCTATGCGTTCGCCTGATGTCTCTGGGTTGACGTTTAGTTGATCTAGGAATGTTTGTGCGAGCAGATAGAACTGGTCAGCGCAATACACGGTCACGGTGTCTAAACCGCCAAGCGCAAAGTTGTAATCGTAATTCACGACAAAACCAGAAAAGATTGACTCGGGCACATCGGTAGAGCTGTAACGGATTAGTCGCACTTCGCGCAATGGGGCAAGCCCAGGCTTTGCTTGTGGGGTGTCGTAGTACGGGCTGTTTTGGTCAAACGGGTTAAAGATGCCATCCACGTCTTGAATGGTGAATGTCATTGTGCCAGCGCTGAACTGATCGCCCACGTCACGGCGACCGCGCCGCACGTTAATGCTGACAGTCGAATCCATAACATCGGCAAACTCGGTAGTGCCGTCAAGCACATATTCGGTGTTATCTAATACACCTTTCAGCGCATCATCAAGCACAAACGCGTCAACCTGAAACCCTGTTGCGATTTGCAGGTCATAGTTGCCTGAATCAACAACTGCTGTGCCGGGCATTACGCCACCTGCAACTGCAACGGCCCAGCGCTACGCGAATAGGCGCGCAAAGCGTTAACGACCGATTCACCGATCTCCGCGCTAGTAGCAAGCCCGCCTGTGACGTTGATGTTCACGTTTGCCATGCGTTCTTGAATGAGAAACTGTGCACCAGGATTAAGTGTTGAGAGTGGTGCGTTAATCGTTTCCATGTTGGCGATTTTTTGCATTTCCCTGCTGATCGTTGCAGGCTTAGATGAGCCACCACTACCGCCACTACCGCTAGACCCTGCTGGCAAAGCAATTGACGGGATAGTCGGCATTGTTGGCAAAACCGTAGTGACCGCCCTTTGGCTCGCTTCGATTTGTTGCAGGTTGGTTGTCGGTGTCGCAACTGGACTGTCGTTGCCGATTCCGAGCAGGCTGTTAAACGGCCTAAGAATGTTGGCCATTAGACCGACGGCAGGGTTGATCGCGACCATGATCTTTTCAATAAAGAATCTTGCTGCGCTGTTAACGCGACCAATTGCGTCAGCCAATTTGTTAAAGCCAACGGCCATGCCAACGACCGCAGCTGCGGCAAGCACCAACGGATTAGTTTTCATTGCCACGTTTAACGCGACGGTTGCTGCTGCTATTGAGCCGATCGCCAAAGCGATGCGCGTAAACACTTGCGGGTTGTCTTGTGCCCATTGAGCAAATGCGTTCATTTTTGGCAGGACTGCTTCGAGCACCGGCAGAAATGCGGCGCCGATTGACTCTTTGGTTTCGGCAATGCTGTTCTTGAAAATCGCCATTTTCCCTGCAGCGGTTTCAGCGTTTTTTGATACTGCTCCGCCAAAGGTTCCGCCAAGCACGTCCATGATTTCGTTGAGGCTTGCGCCTTCTTTAATCATGGTTGCCATCTCTGGGGTCAAAGATCGCAAAGCCTTAAAGTTGCCCTGGTATGCCTTGGCAAGCGCGTCGGCCACGGTAGAGCTGTCCATCTGGAGCGCTGTGCTTATGTCCATGACAAGGTTCATGTCTTTCATGGCAATATCAATGTCTTTGGTGCCTCGGACTAACGCTTCAAGGCTCTTTCGGTAATCGGTGTCTGCAATGCCAGACGCTCGACTCATCGCGCTTATTTGTTCTTCAATCGCTTTGGTTTGTTTTGCGCTTGCGCCTGTGACGTTTTGCAAGGTCAGCGCTAATTTGGCTTGCTCCTGCTGATCTTCCATTGCTGCTTTAGTGGCATCACCAATGGCCAATGCCAGACCGCCGAGCGCCGCAGCTGCCGGCACCGCCGCTTTCTTGATAGCAAACTGGGCTTTTTCTCCTGTGGTTTCTAATTGCTTAAATTGGGCAATGGCTTTCTTAATGCCTTTGCCGTCAAACTCGGAGACGATGGGTAATACAACAGCCATTAGTCAAGTTCCTTAGAAGTTGCGTCCATGACACGCTTGACCAATTCGGTCATACGCGCATTTACGTCGTCTTTGTTGCGTTCCCATGATTTCCACATTACTCGCGACGGCTGACCAAACTTGATGTTTAGTTGTCTGCCCAATCTTCCGCTTGATAGAAAATCAAATAACGCAGCGTCTGGGTTTTCCCATCTGACAACAAAGGTTGCCAAGTTCACATTCTGACCTGCGTATTCTTTTACCCGTTTAGTGTTGATTTTTGCAATAACTTTTTGGTTGATCTGCCCCCACGGCAACAATTCAGCACCAGATCGCACCGTCCACTTCCGAGCCATACCGCGCAAAGGTGGCCCTAAAGGAATTGCTTGGTAGGCGTCATCTACCACGTTCTGAGTAAGGCGTTTGTAATCTTTTGTAATTTCACGACGCAAACTTTTGTCAATACGGTTCAGCGTCTTAAGCGCGTCCTTGATGCCGACAACCTCAATGTTCGCTTCAACTGACATAGTTACCTCTTTTTGTTTGCCTCGTTTAGAACTTTAACGACTGTTGCCAAGTCCCGTGAGTCAAACGCAATGTCGCTAGGCCACCAACCGACCGCGACCAATACTTCTGCTAGTTGGCGACGGTAGGTGCCGCGTCCGTAGGGTTTGTATCAGTCTCATCCAGTACCGGCATGATGTCGATGTCAGGGTTTTTGCTAATCCATTCGCGCCAGTTGTCACCAACTTGCTCGCCTTTAATTTTTAAGATCGTGTGCATCCAACAGCAATAATCGGAATACAACGGTGAAGATGAGAGCTGTTGAATGTTGCGACGTTCAAGCCGTTCCCATTCCGTGACCACAAACAAGTTGGTGTAGTAATACTCTGGGGCGCTGTCGGGGGTGCGCTTTAACTGCAATTTAATTTTCATTGTTCTCCTATGTCGGCTTGGAGCCGTTGATTATGCGGTTACGTCAACCGAGTACGTGCCCCCTTGGAGCTCGATCTCGTAAACCGAAAGCTCACCCAAGGACGCGTTCACGACAGGCAGGCTAGAAAAATAAGTGTCTGTTAAAATAAACCCTGGATTAGTTGCCGAATCAGCAGCGCTACTTGGATTTACTTTGACGGTGCACTTAGTGCCAAGCAACGGTGCAAGAACCGCGTACGACTCTGACGCTGCATACGATGCGTACACAGTCAAGGTCAATGAGTTGTCCAACAAGCCTGCAGTCATGGTGCGTGAAGTCTGACCGAATGCGGTGTCTTCGAGAGCTTCTGCAGTCACAGTCAACGTTGCTGCGCTGACCTGATCGGTGATGTCAACAATGGTGCCGATTGCGGTTCCAATCTTGACTGTTGGATTCGAGAGGTAAGTTGATGCTGGCATGTTTGCTCCTTAAGTTCTGATCTGATAGTAGATGATTTGTATTCGGTAGTAGTGGATTATGCGGTCTGGGCTTGGATAGCGCAATCAAGGTCATAACACGGATATAACGCGCCACCAATTTCAAGGCTTGACGGACGGCCACCCATAACAATGATTGACGAGCCAAGCACGGTTGCAGCAATGCTCAAAATCGAGCGGAGCACCGGCAGACCTGCAGGCCCAGAGCCAATTACCTTGATCGGAAACTCAAGGCGCACAATGTTGCCGTTGCCAGCAAATGTGGTAAAACTCGGTGCATCCAAGTACACGCAGTTAGGTGCAAGTTTTGTTGGGTCGTTTATAACGCGGAGCCCAGACACAGCGGTCAGCGTTGCGGTGACGTCGTCAATCGCTTCGTTAAACAGGTCGGTGTACGACATCAGGCAACCGCTGGACGAGGGATGCCAAGCAGCTGCTTGACGATCGGGGTCAGGCTTTGCTGTGGTGCCGAACCCATGCCGTCAAACGTGGCGTAGGTTGCCTCTATTGAGCCCCTAGAGCGCCACAGAGCGGCGCAATACATCAAAGTGCCCAATGTTGCGTCACCGCCAGGAGAGGTCGTTAGGGAATCGATATAGCCCGATTCCTGACGCCTGCGGAAACAGAACTGATTACCAGCTGACACAGATTGCGTGAGCAACGTGTAGTCGTCCGATGGGTTGGTGATCGTGATGCCGAGATAAGACATCACTTGCGCGGCTGTCACCCATGTGCAAACAGGGTCATACGAAACGGTGCCAGATGCCGCGGTGCGATCAACATCGCTTGCAGTCTTGGCGTAAAGCACTTGATCAGCGATCGGCACCTGATAGTCGTAAAGCAGATCGCCTTCTGTATCAATGCCAATGTACAAATACTGTGGCAATGCGCGCACCGTGTAGGTGCCGTTGAATGTGGCGTCAACGCTTGCGACCGTAATTGACTGGCCGACTGCAATCTCGCTGGGGGTCAGGAGTTGCAGTACGGCGTAGTTGTCAATTAGGTACTTGTTAGTGACCGAATAGGTGGCCATTACTAGGGCCTACCTTTCGATTATGGACTGACGATGATGGACTTGACTTGGTCTGCGTCTGCAATGAACGTAGATACGTACCCTGCGTACGAGAAATTGCGTCCCAAAGTAGAAGGCAACTCAACGCTCATCAATCCACGGACTTGTTCGTAAAACTCGATAGCGGTTCCACGTGCAACAACCATTGTGTTTGTTGCAAAATTGTTGTCTGCAACAAGGTTGAGGCCGAACGGGTTAAACGTGTTCCTCTCCGTAATGTTTGCGGTTCCGGGTGCATTGACGCCCATAAGTCCTGCTGCTGCGGTGTATGGAAACACGCTTCGCTTGTCTCCGTCCAACTGCTGTCCGAGCAATTTCCATACGTTCGGGCTGACGAAAATATGATCTGGCAAGAAGTTTGTTGCGATCAGAATGTCGGTTGCTGCGTCGTATAGTGCGGCAAACAATGTGGATGGATCGGTGCTGTTAAATGTCCATGTTGAGCCTGATGCCGATGCTCCAGATGTAATTGCGTCTGCAGCAACGTTGTCTGATGCAATCAAGTATTCGCCGATCAGGTCGTTAAGAATGATCTGCAACGACGCTGGATCCGTAAAGTCAACGTCCTGCACGGAAAGAGTTACTTGGCCTGCAAGTGTTGTCTTTGTAACCGTGTTGGACGCAATGACCATGGTTGTTGCGGATGTTGCGGCAAGTTCGCTCGACTGTGTAGCAACGCTTGTGTGCGTGGTGATCGTAGGACGAATAAACGTCTTTGACGCTCCACCGTTTGGCATTGCGCGTGCGCCGATTGCGTTAACAACTGGACGGATGAAGTTAAGGTCTTGAAAGACTGGCCCGAGAACTGGTACTGGCAAAAGACCAGGTGTATCAGTTGTAAGCACGTCGCCTGCAGCTGCTTGAAGTGCTGTTTGCTTTGAGATTGCGAACTCGCGTGCGGCTGCTGCCACGTTGCGGAAAGTTTCTCCGCCAATGTGCATCGCTGCAAGGTATTCGCCTGGTGTTGGCAAATCAAACTTGCGCTTTGCTTGTGCGAAAATTGGTGCAGTAGGGATGGTTGCCTCAACTGCGGTTTCGGTTGCTTCTGACATTTCTGGTTTCTCCTCTACTGGGGTTACTTCTTCATTTAACACTACTTCAGGTTCTTCTTGGTGGATACTTGCAGCGACTTTGGTGATGTTTGCGGCATCGCCAAAAGCGCCGATCGGAACTAGGGATAATTCCATCCAATCGGCTGACTCGATGATCATTGTGCCTTCTTCGTCATACGAGAACTTGACGGGATTTACCCCCACCGAGACCTGATCAATGGTGCCATCCAAGGCCATAACCAAAGCGTCATTTCCAAGGGTCGTTGCGCTGATCTTGGCGCTAAACATCATGCCTTCTTCGGTATCCACGCGCTCGGTGACAACGCCTACTGGCTGGCTGGCATCGTGGTACATAAACAGGCGTGGTGCTTTGCCTTCGACTGGCAATGAGCCTGGCTTAAAGATGACAGCTGTGCCATCCGAAACCGTTGCCGGCACGTTGTAGGGAACTGCGGTTCCCGAAATCGTGCGTTTTGGTGCATCGCCGATAGCGGCGTCAACCGTAAAATCTCCTGCAATTAACTTGATCATCGTGCTAACTCCTCTTGAGTGTTTTCTCTTACAATAGTTTCATCGCTCATTGCATCGGCGGCATAGTTTTCTTCTAGGTATTCATCTGCGTCAAACTCAACATAAGTTCCGCGCGGTAGCACGTTGTCCATAGACAGCGCTCCAGCAATTGCATCTGCATACAACTTGACGCCAAACAAATACAGGTCTGCGCGCGCCTGTTGGCTTGATTGGTACGAGTACGCGCCTGTGGCAACGCCCACCAAATACGGCGGAACGTTTGCCAGACGCGACATCTCAAGCGCCTGATATTGCGATGCTTCAATTAACAGCATCTTGTCAGGTGTGCTGTTTGTTTCCGTGTATGTCAAATACTCGTTAAGTGCGGCCGTCTGGTTAGTTGATCGCGCTGCATTAAACGCGCTTGCCAAATCCGCTAATTCTTGCGCGCTTAGCGGTTCGCCACCTGTTTGTTTAAGTACGCCAGCAGGGATGCTTGATGATGCGTTACGGTTGCGCGCTCCTTCAAGTTTTAACGCAGTTTCAATTGCGCCAGGTGCCGAGTAGATCATGCCTTGTGCGGGTGATAGGAATTGGACAAGGTTTACAGGGTCAAGCATGCCGCCTTGAAAGTAAACTTCTTTTGATGGTGCAAACCAAACAGGGCCAGCCATGTCTTGTGTGGTAATTGAGCCGGCTGGTAGTCGAGTGAATGATGCTGGGTAGCCGTCGGCGGTGCGCGATGTGATGTACCAAAACGCGCGACCAAACATCATTAGGTCGTCAAGTGTCCAAGACATAATGAATTGAAATGGCACGCTTGGGTCTGGTCGGCGTAGCCATGAGCGCGGCGCAATGGTAACTTTTTCCATTTCATCGCCGTTCCACATTTCGTTATACATCTTTAACGGCATACAGCCAATTACTGATGCCATGAGATCGCGCGCACGGTTGATCGTTGGCACGCTGATTGCTTTGTTGCGTGCTTCGCCTTCTTGGTACGTGTAGTACTGGCCGATCATGTTCACGCCTGATTGGTTCGGCATATAACCGCCAGCAACGGCAGCTGCCACGCTAGGCGCTGGGCTTATCGCTGCTTTACGGGTTTTATTGAAGATCGCCATGTTCCTACTTTGTCATATAAGTGGCAACCGCGCATGACTTATCCGATTCCGACAAAAGGCAAGGTGCGCGGTCGCCGCGTTCATCTTAGTTATTTACCGCGACAAGCATGGGTTTTCCGCTGTTGACTGGTCGCGCGCATAGACCAATTCCCCAAACCATTGTGCGCGCTAACTCAATTGGGCCGGGTGATCGCTTGCTAGAGAGCACGATCGTGTTGTCGGTGCGAACAGCAACGGCGCGCTGGACGTGTTCGGCTAACAGTTTTTCTCCTGTGTGCAACAGTCGCGCCTCGGCAATCATGTTTTTGGCTAGCGGTGTAAAGCGTCCTAGTTCCGCGTAGCCAACAACGACTCGGCGGCGCTCAATGTTCGGCGGGCACGTTGCGTCCACGGTCGGCGACAAGGCAAACCTGATTGTGGGGTCTTTGGCAAGTTCTTGCACGTTGTCCCACAGCTCTGTGATTGACTCGGCGATAAACGCAACGGTGACAAGCACCCGTCCGTCTGACAGGTTGACGCATCTGGTCGCGCTGTACCGGGAGTCATCCAGCGAAGACTCGATCGCCACGACACCACCGCTAGGCACATCACCTGTGTATTCCAAGGACGGCCAACGCCCAGGCTCAATCCATCCGCGCACAACACTTACCCAAAGGTTTAGGGATGCGCGCAAAAATGATGACCGATCGGGGTTGGTTGATTCTTGCCTAATTGTGTCCATGTCCAACGTGTAACCGAGTGCAGGATTACCCCACTTCCATGACGCTGGGTGCAGCGGGTCAAGGCTTGGGTCAGGTGACCATTCCGCCATGTACATCGTGGACGGCTCACCTTTGTCAATGGCTCGAATGCCCGCTTCTCGCCAACGCTGAAACAACACCGATTCTTCCGTGCCAGCCGTAGAGAAGAAGCAAGCAAGCGGGTTCTTTTTAGCGCGCTGTGCCGGCAACAGACCGCCCTCTACCGAGTCGGGGTTGACGTCAAAAAGTTCGTCAACGATCACAAGATCAATGCTCATACCGTGACCTTGGTTTGGTTTTAATGCTTTGACCCACCATTTGCTGCCGTCTGGCATGGTGGCCTGATAACGACCGTACGACTTGACAATCTTGGCGCCGTAATACTCCTCAAGAATTGGTGACAGATCATCAAACAACAAACACGCAAGATCAAGTCTGTGCGCGCCAGATACCACGGTCTGCTTACCGCCACGTATCTTGGGCATCTCTACAAGCCAAAACAAGATCAACGCCTGGATGATTGTGGTCTTACCGTTCTGACGCGCAACCGACACGAGGCTCGAGCGATGCACAAACTTGTTATCAGCGTCAACCGCCAGCATTCCCTCAAGAGCATGTAGTTGCCAAGGCATCAGGTCTATGTGCAGCACCTGTTTTGCCATGTCCCCCACAAGTCCAGCTAGTGAGCCGGCATGGTCAGGCACCATCGTTTCCAAGCGCGGCTGGTCATGGCCAGTTGGCGCCAGTTCAGGCTGATCGGGGCTGGTGGCGACAAAATGATGGATGGGGCTCGGGTC